GATTTTAATGATGTAATGGAAGACAACACACAAGCCATCGGAACCCTTGCAATCCTGTCGTGGAAGCAATGGGAGACGCACACTTTTGGGGGCTATGACCCTATGAATATTGACGACGAAGAGGAGTTCACACCTCCAGAAACAGGGGAGATAGTTGCTATCACCCCCCAAACACATACCCCCACTTCTTCGGTTTCTCAGGGGGGAACTATTGCTATCGGTGCCCCTCAGAAGAGGCACGAGAGTGAACAACTATTACTACCAGTTATGGGGGTAGAAGCAGTCACCTCCTTTGGCTCGCAAACCGTTGATAATGAAGGGGAATCTATAGAAATTGACCCTGAAAAAGTCAACGTAATTCGCTATAACGCAAGCCCTTTGAGGCAGTGCGATAGTTGCTATCTGAGCAGTAGATGCCCTGCATTTAAGGAACATTCAGAATGTGGCTACAAACTGCCGATTGAGATCAGAACAAAAGACCAACTTCAGGCGGCGATGCGAGCCATGATTGAGATGCAAGCGGGTCGTGTTCTGTTCGCCCGCTTTGCCGAGGAACTGGAGGGACAGGGTCTGGACGCCTCGCTGTCCAGTGAAATGGACAGGTTCTTCAACCTCGTAGATCGCTACAAGAACATCTCAGATACCCGTGACACCATCCGCTTGGAGATGGAAGCCCGAGGTTCCAGCGGGGTGCTCTCACGTCTCTTTGGTGCCAAGGCTGGCGAGAGTAACCGAATGCTGGACGGGGGCGGTCTGAATCCTCAAGAGACAAACGCTTTATACTCTGAAATAATTGATCTTTCCGACGAACAATAACCCTTGACGGGCAGTAAGACTAGGAGTATTATTATGCTGAAGCGTCGCATGGTGTGGGCTTACTCATACGAAACGACAACCACCGACGAGCGGGGTCGGCAGGTCAAGGGCAGTTATCTAGACCTTGAACCGAATGACACAAAACCTATCCGTACCGCATGGTACTTCCCTCGGAGCACAAATGACCCCAATCACGGACATCGGAGTTGATCTAGACGGCGTCCTCTACCCGTTCATTGAGGTCTTCCGACTTCACTGCATCCACAAACTTAAGCGCTCACCAAAAGAACTCACCATGCCCACCCGCTGGGAGTTCTACGAAGACTGGGGCATGACCGAAGACGAGTTCAATCGCCACCTTACCACAGCGATCACCAAGCACCAGATCTTCAACCAGTTTCCGTGCGAGTATCGCAGTAACGAAGCCTTCACCAAGTTGCGCCTCATGGGTATCGGTATCCATGTGATCACTCACCGCCCAGATAGTGCCCAAGAGCAGACCATCCAATGGCTTACCAAGCAGAGACTGCTCCCCAATACCGTTCACTTCTCTGGTGATAAAACCATTCTTGAGACCATTGCTGATGGTGCATCCGTCTTGATTGACGATCACTACCACTACTACCAGCAGGTTGAGGGCACATCAATCACACCCTTCCTTCAGACCCGCCCGTGGAATACCTCGTTCAAGAATGTCCGACGAGTAGGCAGTCTGTACGAACTAGCAGAACTTATTGAAAAGCACAACACAGGAGAAACCAATGTCCACCTTGCCCCCGCCTACGTTTAACAATCGCACCGACATCTTGCACGAGGCGAACTACCTCGTCAATGGCGATCGCAACGACACCTATGGCGATCCGATTGATGACTTCTCCACGACGGCAGAGTTCTGGACGACGTACCTGCGACGTGTGGTTGATCGCCGTGAGTCGTTCCAGTTGAAGCCCCATGACGTTGCTGTGATGATGAACCTGCTCAAAGTTTCTCGTCTATCATGGTCACCTGAAAAGCGAGACCACTGGACGGACAGTGCTGGTTACATCGCATGTGGCTGGGACTGTGTCGTGCGAGAGGATGGTTTGAACAATGCCTAACGGTAACTCTAACTACACTGAGTGGCACAATGACGACCTCCACGGCTGGTTCAAGAAGCATCCACCGCACCCACACACTTGGGTAGAGAAGGAAGAAGTCCCGAGTGACATTGGGACACTTCGCTACATGATGGAGCGTGAACTTGACAAAGAACGTAGGCGCTTGAGCAACGCACTCAGTGCGATTCCACGACTGGTTGCCGAAGCCAAGGCAATGACCGTGGAAGAAGTTTCTGCAAGAACAGAGTTGAGCGTGGCAGAGATCTTGTTGGACAACTGGGACAATGTGCTCCAGTTGGCTGTGGCAAATGAAAGGTTAAAAGGAGAGGTTGAGCGTCTGCTGAAGCAAATTGAGCAGATGAGTTCAGCGATCTACAACGCAGTGGAGTCTGCTATCCGCCCGTTGCGTGATGATCGCATCCATGACAACCCTCCACCGTCAGACAACTGAGTGCCACAGTACAACGAGTACGATTGGCGCTCCGACGCTCTTTGCAAAGGTCGTCACGTTGACCTCTGGTACCCACCACTAGACACCGACGTACCAGAGGCGTACTACACGATCTCTCGTGCTGTTTGCCGACAGTGTCCAGTGTGGAAAGAATGTTTGGATGATGGCGTAGAAGAGCGTTGGGGATTGTGGGGTGGACTCACACCACAGGAGCGCACAGCGATCGCTGTTGCTAATCCAAAGCCAAGCGTGCTTCGCCCACACGGTACATGGATGCGATACCGACAAGGTTGCAGGTGTACAGAGTGCACAGACGCTCACGCAGATTTGAAGAATGAAATAAATATTGAAGAGATTCCCAAGATGGGTGATGACCTGACCGACTTGGAGATGCTTAAGTTCAGGTTGATTCAGCCCTAACACCTGTAAACTAGAAGGGTAACGCCCATAGAGTTCTTCACAGAATCCTGTGGGCGTTTTGCTTTATCCGCCTATCAAGGAGAGAAGATTGTTAGATCGTTCGCTCGTATATGCAGGAGCCGTAGTAACAGCCCTCATCGGACTAGTGCTCGGAATCATCCCAGCAAATACAACGCCCGAAGTAGTAATCGTCCAACCCGACCAGATACAGGTAATACCCGCCCGCCAGATCATGGTGGACGAAGACACAGAAGCACAAGCGGTCACCACCCCAGTGGTCACCGCACCCGAATCAAAGAAGATCCCCAGCGACCTGACCATGCGATGCCCCAAGTGGGAATCCAAGTTCGCTCAGCACGGCTTGCCCGTTCAGACGTTCTCGTTTATTGCATGGCGTGAGTCAAGGTGCCACCTACGTGCACACAACACGACCCTCAACGCCGACGGAAGCCAAGACCTCGGTCTTGTCCAAATTAATTCCAGTTGGCGGAAAGTGACTTCACAAATATGTAATGCGCCTTATGGCGATCTCAGCGTGTTGTTCAAAGTGGACTGCAACCTTGCCGTTGCTAAGTACCTCTATGACAACGGTGGGCTAAGACACTGGCGTCTCTAGACCTAGACACAACGTACACAACTATGTAGGATGTAATCATGTCAAACCAACTACAACCCGAACACCTCCTCGGCACCAGCGAAGTTGCTGTAGTCCTTGGAGTACGTAAACAACAGATCCATGCGCTTCGCAAGAACGCCAAGTTCCCTGCGCCGATCACCATCCTTGCGTCCACGCCCATTTGGGACAAACGTGAGGTTGATGCATTCCTCGCTCAGTGGCGTCCATGGAAGGTAACGCAATGAGTGATAAGCCCAAGCGCAAGTACAAGTGCGACGTCTGCGGGCAGTCACTCATTGTGTTCGTCAACCCGACGACGCCCCCAATGCACCCTTGCCCAAAGCAGTCAAATCGCTCCGTGGAATACAAAGAAGTTAAATGATTATCGGCATCGCAAGCGGGGACTACATCTCCGCACAGCGCTCCACCGATGGCGTACAGCACTGGGGAGGCTCGGGATGGGCACGCCTTGGTCAGTACATCCCGCAGATGCCCGAGCACCACATCGTGGCTGGCACCCTCGTGTGGAATACCACTCACTTCTATATCAAAGACGGTCGGGAAGTCCTGCACGACGTTGACGCCATCCTGATGCAGAGGCTCATGCACGCCAACTTGGCGGAGCACATCAAGAAGGCACGTGCCTACGGACAGATCGTCATCAACGACCTAGATGACTGGTACTGGGGTCTTGATCCACAGAACGATGCCTTCAAGTCGTCGCACCCGAAGACCAACAGCAAAGAAAACAGGAACCACTACAAGGCTGTCATCTCAGCGAGCACCGTCGTAACGGTGTCCACTTCGTATCTCGCTAGTCGTATCAAGGACTGGGTTCACTGCCCCATTCACATCCTTGAGAACACGGTAGACATCAATCGGTTCACTCCCAAGGAGCACACTGACACGACGGTACCGACGATGGGTTGGGTGGGCGCCACGAGCCATCGCTCAGGCGATCTTGAGATACTCAAAGGTGTGGTGAACCCGCTCATCATCGGCGGGGAGTACAAGTTTCAGCACGGCGGGCACTACCCGCATGCTCCGTCAGTCGCAAGCAAACTCGGACTGCACGACGATCAGATCACGGTATATCCAGCAGTGGACGCTGAGAAGTACCCGACGTTGATGACCATGGACGTGGGGCTTGCTCCGTTGCGGGACACGCCATTCAATCACGCCAAGAGCGACATCAAACTGCTGGAGTATTCAGCGTCAGGGATTCCATGGATTGGATCATCGCTGACCTCGTATGAGAACTTGCGAAAGAGTTGGGGGATTGGTCGCACGGCTTCAAAGCCGACGCAGTGGCTCAAGCATCTGAGGGATCTCAAAGACCCAGTCAGGCGAGCAGATGAGGGGTTTGCATTGCAAGAAGCGGTGCGCTCACGTGACATCGCCATCGGAGCGCACCGCCTCTCGGAGTTATTGCAGAGTCTGAAGTAGTTGCTTGCGCTCAGACAGGCGCATTGTTTGCATGTCATAGGCACCCCACACTCCGTACTCCATGTTGTTGAGCACGGCGAACTTCAGGCAGGGGATTCGCACTGGGCATGTCTTGCACACCTTGATTGCCTCCTGCTTCAACTGCTGAGTTCTGTGAGAGCCTCCGACTTTTCCAGTGCCGAAGAAGTTGACCTTGTCCAGTGAGCGACACTTGGCGAGCATCCGCCACTTACCGTCGTCCACGTAGGCAAGTTCGTGATCTTTCTCGGGAGATGTGTAGTGGATGCGCTCGGTGGAGGATTCCTCCTCCACCAAAGCGTCATCCTCTAGGTAATCGTCCAGCATCAGACGAGCACCACCTGATTCATCACGGAGAGCACTTGCTTGTCCCACTCATCGGTCTTGCCCGTGAGTGCGTTGAGCGAGTTGCGCTCCACTCGGCTGTTGTCCTTGCCCGACACGTGGTGGAAGTACGTGTTGAACGCTTGCAGGACTCCGAGACCCGTGCCGTTCCACGGTGCCACACGCTCGTCGTGCAGGTACATGTGGCGGATCGCTTCCTGCTTGTTCTTGGATCGGCTGATCGCCTGAGGACGCACGTCACCCTCCATGCCGACTGGCATGAGACGGTTGACGATCTCGTCCCACTCAGCGTCCGTGACCGTGATGGACGACAGGCGCTCAATCTGAGCGATGACGTCGTCAGTCATCTCGTGCACGACGCCGATGGCGTCACGGATGCTTTGAATGCGGGAGTCGCTGTTCTTGCTGTGGCGGGTCTTGAACTGCGCACCGTCTTCGCCCAGCGCACCAGCGAGCGTGTTGTCGCACACGACGGCTGTCACCACACGCTTGTACGTGGTGGCGAGGGTGCCGTTGTGGCTCGTGCATGCGAGCAAGTGAGGGCGGAACTCAAAGCCAGCCGTGGTCTTGATGTTCTCGGGCATCTCAATGCTGACCCATGCGACACCGCCACCCTTCAAGAGACCAGCGGAGCCGATCTGAAGGTTGCTGTCGTCAATGATGTTGGCGACGTTGTCCAACAGCCACTCTTGGTACTGGTGGATGGTGTAGGAGTCCTTGAAGATTCCCAGCGTCTGCTCGTTGTCATCACGGATGACAGCCTTGCGGTCGTCCTGCGGGATGTATCGGAATCCGACTGCCGTGCGATCGTCGGGGACTCGTACGCAGACGGGTGCCTCAACTGCCTTCCAGTGGAACAGACGGCGCTGGACGTCCTCTACGGGGATTGCTCCCTCGTAGTGGTTTGGCTCGGTGCCCTGTTGGTCTTGCTTGTAGTGCCATGCGTGCCCACGCTTAGACGTGAACCCGACAAGCACGTTTTGATTGAGCCATTCGTAGGTCTCTTTTGACATGTTGTCTCCTTGTTTTAGGTGTTGTGGTTTCTTATACCACGGGGATAAATCTACCCCCGTGGGGACTGCCTTGCAACTTGTATTTAGTGAGTGTGACGGATGTTCTCGGCAAGCGAGACCATCGCAAGGGATGTGATGAGGCACCCCATGACGGTGAAGGGATTGGTCACCCCGTCAATGACGGCTCCTGCGAAGATCAGTGACCCGATCATGGACATGAACAGTCCGATGCCCT